TAGGATCAATTCCAATGGCATCTATCTTCTGCATAAGCTCCACCAATACATCCTTTGAGACCTCCCGAGGAATAGTCACATCCACTGTTCCATGCAGAGCTAGTCCTTCTGCGTTGTTGTTAGTTGCAGAGCGAGGAATGAAAGTTATTTTTGTATCATCGATGTCTAGGACGATACGGTCAATCCGGCTAACTGACTGTAGCTCTGCCTTAGCAGATACGTATCCATTATTGAATTCACCAAGCCTACTTGCAGCCTGCTCCTTACGAGAAGCAACCCCACCCGGCATGGTTGTTGACTTCACTTTGGATACGTACTGGGTTACTGCTGGAGGTGTTTTACGCTGCGCCTTAGCATCCATAATCTCGGTGATGGCCTTCTTGTAGTAATCCAATATGGCTTTGTCAGCCTTGGATAATCCAACAGCCTTGAGCTCACCATTGATTTTAGCGAGAGTCTGCTCGAGTTTAATGATTGTAGTTTGGTTGTAACTCCCATCCTTGGCGTGATAAGCTACCGTTTTAGCTCCAGCCTGCACTGCCGTCCAGTAGGAATCTCCTGTTTGACCCATCTGCTGGCTGTCTACTCCGAGATTTCGCAATTGAGCTACAACCTTCTGGCTACCCTCTGCTGTAACCTTGAATTGGGCTCTCGTTACAAGGTTACCCGCAGAATCTTTCTCCTGCCAAACCAGAATATTGGTGTCTTCTATGAGGCCTCGATCTCCCTTAATGACGGTTCCGTTGATGCGAGAATTGAGGACTCGCTTGTGCGTCTCCGAAGTCACCCCAGGTTCTGCACGTCGCTTATGCGCGCGTTCTGCCCAGCTCCCGCCCTGACTAGTTGGCTGCTGGGTTACACGGGTTTCGAGATACTTGATGCGAGCAGCCATAGTTTTCCGGAGAGACTCATCTGGGATAGCCGCCAAGAAGGTATCTCGTTTGGCAAGTATCTGCCGGATTTGGGCATCGATCTGGTCTTGCGTGATCCCCTTGAATATCTGAGCCGTGTTCGGGTTTAACTTGGGATCCAGCAGGGTCCTAAGCTCTTCAACAGTTGGACCAAAGCCAATTTTCTTACCCCCCTGTGCACGGAAGAGCAAGGCTCCACCGTTGTCTATCCGATAGGCCTTGTTTCCAACCGCCATTATATTGTCCATGTTCAAGCCAGCAACATCCCAGTTAGCTAGCAAGGCATCCGCCACAAAACCTTCGCGGATCTGAGAATACATCAGCTCCTTAGAGGCAGCAGAAGCTTTAGACAACCAATCCTTAAGGGGCTTGCCATCCTCCAGGAAGGCTGCCAGCTTAGTAGGTCCTTCTGCGGATTCAACAATCCCAGACTTAGGTACAGCGAAGCCAAGCCTACGATAGAGTTCGTCAGCAAGCGCTTCGCTGCGGAGATGGTCAGGATCTATCCCCTTTGCAACTGACTTAACAACCCACTGCTCCCCCGTAATACGGTCTACCATCAGGTCAGGGTGGGTACTTCCTGGAAGACTCTTCTTGAATTGCAGATCAAATAAGCCTGGAAGCTTACCGGGGTCTACCTTAGCAACTGGGGGTTGTACTGATTTGAGAGCTTTTGTTATCTTGGCTTTCTCGGCCGCAGCCTTGCCAATATTCTTTTGTCCCTCCTTGATCGCTTTGAGTAAGTTGGGATTCTGAACTCCCTGCTTGAGTTTACCCAGCTCTTTGAAGGCGGCATCCAATATCTTTAAGTCTCTCTCCCTACCTTTTGCATTCTTGGAGAGAGCTATCAGTTGCTTAGCTTCTTCTTGAGAACACCAACGTGTAGCGTAGGTCTCCGCATCCATGGCTTTCTCGTTGAGACCCTTAGAACGCATGACGTACATGCAAACATCGGAGGTGTCTCCCTTGAAACTACCATCAATCGCCCCAATCACTTGACCTTTGTGGCCTGTCTCTTGAAGGACTTCTGCAACGGCTGTCTTAAGGGGAGTAGAACCTTTCTCCAGCGTACCCTTCGGGAAAGTCCAGTGGTAACCCCCAAAGTGGTTGGTTGGTTCTCGCAGGAGAACACGTCCATAATTGTCAAATAACACTCCTCCATACGATTTGGTACCCCCCTCAGTCCAACCCGGCATCAGGGAAAGATCTGCCATACCCGCCTTGGTATGCAGAATTGCCATGGAGTCCAACTGCTTGCCAAGAGCTACTGACTCTTCAAGAGTTGGCAGAACAATCTTAGGGGGTTCTACCACAGCAATAGGAGCAGGCGGAAGTTTGCCAGGTAGTTTTGGGGGTAGCAGTAGCTCGGTGGGGGTTCCTGGCTTGACATCTAAAGCAGATACAAGAGGACTACCAACCTTCTTCTCTGCACCAGCCCATTGCGTTTTCTTCTCTTTAGAGGTTGACTCATCAATCGCTTTCTGCGCTTCTGCCCCGCGCTTCTGATCCCGTTTGTCCTCCCCGACATTCGCAGGTATCCACGCGCAGCGGCAGTTAGGATGCCGAGGAATGATGTGGGAGGCTTCTGTGAGCTTAAGTACTGCGCCGTCCATATCCGCGCAGAGAGCGCAAACGAGGTCATCTCCCGCAGCACTCCACTCCACCATGACCCCTACCTCTTCTACTCCGAGGTTCTTTAGGGCGTCCAGCTGCCCGTCTGCGTGCGCCCGCACGGTCTCAGTACGTGCTATCATCCTAGCTCGCACTATCCCTATGCCGTCCACGTTCTTGTTGAGTTCTCGTGCGAGAGTTCTGGGTGACTTGCCCTGGATCATCCCGTCCATGAGGGTTCGGTTCATCTGGGTACTCATAGCCTGAGTGACCCCCTGCAAATCCGTGTAGACTCTCGCTGCTAAGAGTTGCACTCGTTCAACGCTGGCTGGCCTGTTGAAAGAGCTATTCAAAAACTCATCCCGTGTTCCCTTGTAGTAAGGGGCCATGGAACCTGAGTTTTTCTCGGCATACTTCTTGCGAGCGTCGTCAAAAGACCTACCCTGACCTTTGCGGTAAGCCTCTTCGATGTACTGCTTCAACCAGTTGTCCTGGTTTAAGTTTACCCCCTTCAAGATACCCTGATCTATCTGCTGTTGGAGCCAAACCTTGAATGCAGCCAATTGTTGCGGAGAAGACAGTGCTTGATACCCCACGTGGAGAGTGAGCTTGGAAGCCTCATGAACTCGTTCCTTGAGCCCAAACGAGTCTTCCCCCTCTACCAACTTAGTAACCGCCCGCTTCAGGTCCTCGAAACCCCGAGACATCCGCAAGGCAAACTTCTTGCGAATCATGGCTGTTCGGGAGGGATCTATTCGCAGACTATTTGCTTGCTTTGGTTTTGGCTTTGAGTTCCTCAGCTTTGTATTTAAGATGAGCATCAGGCGAAGCCTTTCCGATTTGGTCAATCTGTTTCTGTTTTTCGACTACCCCAAGGTCAGCCATAACTTGATCAGCCTCTGGTAACGGAGGTTGCGGCAAGCCACCTTCGGCAACATGGTCAACAGTTGCTTCAGTGATTTCTGCGGCTTCTTCATCCGTGAAGCCCAATATCTTGGTAAGGTAATTCTGGGGTTCTATCAACTGGTCCACTCCACCCCCAACATATTTTGACATAGCGTCCGTTACCAACTGGGCTGTGGTAGCCTTTTCGTTAGCTGAAGCCTCTGCGAGGTCTGGCCAACAAACGCTGTAACCCGCAGGCTCAGGTAAAATCCCCAGCCATATCAAGCGGTCTATGAACGGGACAATAATCCGAGGAGTTACATAGTTATTCTGACGGGTTCTCAAACGGTTATCCCACGTGTCGCTATCCTGGGAGGAAGCGAGTTCGCCCCGTTCGGAGCCCATGAAGATACGCATAGGTATTCCTAACCGGATACAGATAGCCTCAATCTGTGTTGAGATCTGTGGCGTTGGATCTACCACTTGGGGTGCTAAGCTTTTGGCTGTAACACCCTGAATAGCGAAGTACCGCTGGAGCCCATTCATGTACTGCTCCATCTGGTTACGGGCCGCTTCGGTATCGATCTCGACATCCCCACCTAACTGAGGATGGGTTTCAATCGAGAGTCCTGGAAAAGCTCCTCGCCAATACATCTCCGCAGAACCGCTGTACAACTTCTGAAGATCGTGTAGCCGGTTGAATATAGGCAACATGCGAGGAACCCCAAACAACTCGCTACTCCGCAGGTTGTCCGCCAAGTGAATTATGCGAGTCCAATGGACTGTCTCAGTTGAAATCCCTCCCCCTGCTTCTGAGTGCATCTCGCTTGGGTCAGAGAAGGTCAGGTTGTAGCGGATAGGTTGCCCATAGCGTGGAGATGTCCTGTCTGCTTCGTAGGTACTGATCGTGATCTG